TAGCACAATACCTCTCAACTAAAAATATTGAGTAAACAAATAATATACCTTAGTGAAAAGTGTGACATAAGGTAGTTAATTAAACTAGAGTAACAGGCAAATGTCATACTTTACACAATACAAATACGATGCGAGCAAGATAATATTAACAAATAAAATATAAAACATGAAAGTAACTTGCAAAAAAACTGGTAAAAATATGACCAGCAAAGTAATAAAAAATCTTGAAAAGTCTTTAATTAAAGATGGTTTCAAAATAATAAGTAAGTCACCGTACAGAGATAAAAATGGTAATATAATTAAAACAAAATAAATTATGATAAAAAAAGTAAAAAGTATCTGGGCAAGAAGTTATAGTATAACAAAAAAACAAGGTGAATTTTATCACGCAAAAGTAACTGATAGTTATGGTAAAAAGTATGATAATTATTTTGAAACAGCAGATAAAGCAAATAAGTGGGTGTACTATATATGGCAAAAAGAAGACTGGTTTAACAATGTAAACTCACAAGAACTACTTAGTGATGCAATAGCTAACTGTATACAAATAGACAAAGCAAATAATATTAACTTAAATTTAGATTAAAATGAAAAAGATAACATTAATAGTAGGTGTAGTATGTATGATGTCAAGTTGTGGTTTACAATTTGGTAACTTCCAAAGATATCAAGAAGTAAATAAAAAATGCTGGGTAGCATATGATGGTAGTAAACATACTGGTCAAGTAGAAGATTATTACTACGAAGCACTTTGCGAAAACTGTGACGAAATAGACTAACACAATACAAAAACGAATAATAACAGATAATATAAATAAAAAATTATGTCAAACAAAATTAAATTCTTAAAAGCAAACAAAATAGCCTTAAACGGCATAACTTACAAGCCATACACTGTATGTAGTTTACCACCTAAATTTGGTACAGAAATAAAAGAGTGGTTTAACTACAAAGGTTTCACTTACATAATAGCAGACTAATGAAGTGTAAGTGTGGAAATATAATACCTCAAGGCAGAGTTAATCTTGGTTATAGTAACTGTGTTAACTGCTCAACTACAGAAGCATATGGTTGCGCTCCACTAATAAACCATAAAACAGGTAACTCTATACAAATAATGTCAAGTAGCGATGCTGCTCGCATATCAAAGTTAACTCAGCGTAGAGGTTATGGTACAATGTTAGGTTAGTATAAGTACACTAGTAAGTATCTCCTAGGCTCGTACCGAACGGTACTTATACAAACTAACTAATAGGATAGCAAAGGCGGCACAATTAGTTGAATGTAGCGGGTTCGAGTCCCGCACTATCCACAGACTAAAATAAATAATATGAATACAAAAAATAAACTAGACTTCTTACAAATACAAGAAGTTACTACAGACAAACAAAAAGCAAATGGTACTCGTGAGTTCAAGCTACCAGTACGCGACCAGTATGGTGCTGCTATACACGTCGCAAGTTTTGCTAGCGGTTACGTCAGGCGTACTAAAGCAGGTGGTTATTGCCCGAGTTGGCAGTTAAATAAAACTAAAACAGTACCACCAACTGAAGACTACAAATGGCCATCAAGAGAACGTATATTAATACCAGATGAACAAGAAAGACTAGATTATTTAATAGCCTTTTGTCTCAAAAACTACTACATAAAGCAGTCTAATATGTTATCAAGTGGTGATTTTATACCTGCTTGGAAGTATGATGCACACGCAGAAGACGCATATAATACTGGTTATAAAGATGGTAGTAACGAAACAAGTGATCCAGAAGTAAAAGTAATTATTAACGGACATAGATATAATATAACATGAACACAGCAATAGTAATAACAACGGTAGTAGTAGCAATATACCTACTAGGTAAAAAAGAAATTAATAACATAGAAAAAAACATAGAATTATATGAGCAAAAAGAAGAAGCTGAACAGCAAAAATCCTAAATACTGGGACAAAAGCCTACTAAAACAACAACCAATAAAACACAAAAAACTAATGTGTGAAGTTAAAGGCGTTAAGGTATACGGTATATGGTATGAATAATATACGAGGTGAGGGTGGTTTAACGGCAGGATAAAGCAAAAAGTATGTATGTGGTGCCGACTATCGACGGATATAAGCGAGCGTACGGAAGTGTATTACATACTAGAACCACACCTGCCCGACCTCGTTTTACACAAATTAAAAACGATAACTAATAGATAATAATAATAACAATAAAATTAAATAAAATGTCAGAAACAAAAGAAATGTTAGAAGCTACAGTAAAAGGCTTACAAGAAAAAATAGTATCATTACAACATGATCTAAGAGAAAAAGAAAAAGATTTAGAAGAAGTTAACAAACCAGAAATATCAGTAGAGCAATTAGATATAATTAACGACGCAATAACTTCAGTGTTAGAAAATTATGAGTTTGACTGTGGTATGTTTGACTATGAGTTTGAGATAAATTATGATAACAAGCTAGAACTCAGCAACTTAACCTTCACTGATGCATATGACATAGAAGAAGCTATAATGATGAATATTACTAAACAATTTAAAACACCAAAAGATGATTAAAACAATAGATATGATTAAATTACCTAAGTACAAAGAAAACTTACGTATTATAAATGGCACAGATGTATACTCTTATTCAACTAGAGTTGCAGAGATTAAAGATGATGAGCTGCACGTGTTTGGCTGGTGGAGTCCAACTACATCTAAACATATAAACTATGTAGCAGATTATTATAACTTAAAAAAAATAGATAATGTATAATATAATAGGATTATATGAATATAATGATGCTGAGGTTATAGACACAGCAGATAATAGACTAGAAGCCATTAGATTAGTTAATGAATATAGACTAGCCTTTGGTAATAAATGGATAATTAAATTTAAAAGAAATAATGACAGATAATAAACGTGTAACTAATAAACAAATATTAGATAAAATCGATGCATTAAAAGTTGGTGAAGAAGGATTAAATATATTAGCAATCAAGATCGTAAGCCGTATGGTTAAACTAAAATCAATGGAAACTTGGTTTGATCATGTGTCCAAGTCTGACATAGCTTGGTCAACGGCTTACCAAGATCTTGAGCTAACAGAAGAAGAAAATGCATTAGGTGAAGCTGCAAAGCTTATGACACTTATGAATTTATTTAAAGAAGATGAACAGTACGAAAAATGTGCTATTATAAAATCTCGTATGGACGAGGTTAACAAAATATTAAAGAAAAATAATAAAAAATGATTAAACGATTAGTAGTATATAATAGAAAATTAAGTCATGTTGACTATGTACAAAGGTATGTAGATAACTTATATGCTGATATATTTAGAGCTGCATTAAACAGTGAAATAAATAATAATAATAATAAATTGTTTAAAAAATATAGTAAATATTTACAATTATTAAAGTTTTAATATGAATAGAAATCAACAACAAATGTATAAGGATATTAGTGATTTAACTAAAGCTTTAACTAAACTAGTTAAAATATTAGAAAAAATGGCTAAGCAACAACTATGACAATAGGTTATAAATAATATATAGTAATAGGCAAATGTCACATAATTTAAATTATTTAAATAATAATCGCATCGTATACCGTAGGCACCCGATAACAGATATACCAGATATAAACAACGAGGTATATATGTTTTATTTAAACGGTACACATCAATGTTATGAGCTATTTAGATCATCAGCAAAGATAACAACATACAAGTCTTTAAAATGGCATCTATTAGTATTGTGGTATTTAAACCCACAGCTAGATCAAGATGACTTTTTAAAATTAGCTGAAGTTATATGCGATAAATCAAATAATTTTATTAGTTTTGCTATACACAGCGACTTGCTACGCAAAATAGTATACGAAGTTAGCATGCTAGATTTAGACAAGCCGCCTAAAAATAAATTACGTAAAGTTATATTTAAACCTTTTACGCGTATAAGCAAAGAAGAAAAATTACGTATTGTAGGTGAGTTAATAGGTAGAAGTAAACGTATACATGCTGATGATATATATAATTGTATGTTGGAAATAAATAATAATAATAATAAAATAACTATAAGCAAGTTAGCTAAACTATTAAACTGTACTAGTAGAACAATACATAGAAATATGTGTACAGAATTAAAACGTGAAAAAGAATTACTAAATAAACAGCTGTGAAGTATTACAACATAGAAAATTATATTAGGTATAAACAAGATTTAGAACAAGCTTATAAAAGGTTAGATAAATCTCTTAGTTATGAAGAATATACAAGAGAAGAATTAATAACAGTGTTTATGCCACTAGTAGAAAATATAGCTCGTAAGTTTGCAACGTCACAACAAGCTAGTGGCTGTATGAGTATATTAGATTTAATACAAGAAGGTAACTTTGGCTTGATAGCCGCAGTAGATCGTATTGAGTGGGACACAATAAACAGCTCTGATGATCAAGAAAAAACATTAAAAAGCTTTTTATCTAAACGTATAAAAGGCGCAATACGTAGAGGCGTAGATATGAACAGAGGTAATATAAGAATACCAGAACATAAGTTAAACAAAATACGTAAAGGTTTTGATAACAACAAAGATATGGTAGCTATGTTTTTTAATTCTATATTTTCTAGTTTAGACGATGAAACAAATAAAAACTATGAGCGTATAAATAATATGGCTCAAGAAAAAGATTATAATCAAGAGATATTTACATCATATATATTAAGTCTGTTAAAACTATATTTAACACCTAAAGAATATGATGTTATACGTATGAGCTATGGCCTTGATTGTGAAAAGAAAACAGCATTGCAAATAGCAGATAGACTAGGTATACCTGGTACTAGCTCTTATGTAAGAATATCTAACATAAAAAAGCAAGCAATAAACAAGCTTATAGATAACGTAGATTACTCGCAAGTAGTTGAGTTTCTGTGAGTTACAACACACAAAATAAAAACGAAAAATATAAGATAATATAATAAACCAAAAACCAAATTATGAACAAATTAAACCAAAAACTAGCTACAATTCAAACTGAATTAAAAGCTAAAAAATCTAGTTACAACAGCTTTGGTAAGTACTACTTCCGTAAAGCTGAAGACATTTTAGAGGCTACAAAGCCTTTTTTATTAAAACACGGTGTTACAGTTATTCTTAATGAAGAATTAATAATGACTGAACCTGTTCCAACAATTAAATCAACAGCAACAATATCTGATGGTGATAATCAAATACACGCTACAGCTATAGTTGGTGTAGACTTAAATCAAAAAGGTATGCAAACAGCACAGCAGTTTGGTGCGGCATCATCTTATGGTAAAAAGTATGCATTAGGTAATTTATTCTTAATTGATGATACAGCAGATGCAGACTCAACTAATAATCACGGTAAGTCTAATGCAGTAAATAAAATCAAACAGGCGGCTAAACCAGCTATAACAAATGAGCAGTTAGCTAAAGCTAAAGAATATGTAGCTGCAGGTGGTAGTATTGATGCTATTGAATCTAAATACAAATTAACAAATGAACAAAAAGCAAATATTAAAAAGACTCTATAACGATGAAGATTACTACGGTGAGTTTGGTAATAAGTTTTTATCTAACTCACATATAGGCAAACTATTAAAAGATCCGTTACGAGCGTTTGAACCAAGCAAGCCATCACCAGCATTTTTAATAGGTGGGTATTTTCACACTTGTATATTAGAACCTGACAAAATTGATAAATACAAAGTTGTCAAATCTAATACAAGAAATACAAAAGCTTATAAAGATGTTGCTGGTGGCGAGCTGTGTCTGCTACAGCACGAAGTAGATACTATTGAATTAATGAGAGAAAAAGTCATGTCTAATGATATATGTAGAGATCTTATATTAGGAAACTCAGATCCAACTATGGAATATCATAACATTGGTAAACATGAATATGAAGTTCCAATGATTACAGAGTTGTTCGGTAACCAATGGAAAGGTAAAGCAGATATTGTTAATCATGAAGAAAAACTTGTTATTGATTTAAAAACTACCGCTGATATTGATAAGTTTAAATGGTCAGCGTCAAAGTATAACTATGATTCTCAGGCTTATATCTACAGTAAGTTATTTGGATATGAGATGCTATTTATAGTTATCGATAAAGCCACGCATAATATAGGCATGTTTGATTGTTCACCTGAGTTTTATGAACGTGGAGAAGACAAGGTGCGTAGAGCAGCAGAAGCTTATGATCTGTTCTACAAGACCAAGGACTTTGATCCTAAACAGTATTTCATAAGCAAAACATTATAAAAAAGATTATATGGCTAGTATTATTAAAACAAGTATTGACTTAACAAAAATACCTAAAGATAAAATATATGCGGGTAAAAAAGGTAAATACTTACCAATTACAATAACCTTGAATAATGACCTAGATCAGTTCGGTAATCAAGGCCCTGTAGTTGTAGAACAAACCAAAGAAGAAAGAGATGCTAAAGCACCTAAGACTTACCTTGGTAATGTAAAAGTTGTTTGGACTGATGGAAATAATGTTGACACAGCTCCAAAAGATATGAACTCAGCACCAGCATCTGCACCTGCTGCTTCTGAACCAGACTTACCATTTTAATGAGTAAACAAGAGATCAATGGATTTGTTATTGATAAGTTCAATCAACATGGCCTAAAAGAAAATGCAGCACAGGGGACTTGTCCCTTGTGTTCGCATACTAGGAAACCTAAAAATCAAAAAGCACAATGTGCTAGTTATGATTGGGAACGTGGTCTCGGTACTTGTCACAATTGTAATACTACATTTCAACTACATACGTATCAACGTAAAGGCGCTAGCGAAAGAGTTTATGTTAGGCCTGATGTTAAAATTAAAAAAACATCTACAAAAGTTGAAGAGTGGTTTAAAACAAGAGGCATATCAAAACAAACACTTAAAGACTTACGCGTAGGTCAAGGTCAAGAGTTTATGCCACAGACAGGTAAAAAAGAAAATACTATTCAGTTTAATTATTTTATGGGTGATCAATTGATTAACATAAAATACAGAGACGGTAGAAAAAACTTTAAATTATTTAAAGGTGCTGAAAAAGTATTTTATAATATAAATAGTATTGTTGGGTATGATACTTGTGTTATTGTTGAAGGTGAAATGGATGTGTTAGCATTACATGAAGCTGGTATACCAAACGCAATATCAGTACCTAACGGTGCTACGTTAAACAATAATAACTTAGATTATTTAGATAATTGTATTGATTATTTTGATGACAAAACTAGAATTATATTAGCTGTTGATGCTGATGAACCTGGTCAAATGTTACAACGTGAATTAGTTAGGCGTCTTGGTGCGGAAGTATGTTATCTTATAGATTTTAACGGTAACAAAGATGCTAATGATTATTTACTTGAACATGGCGCTGACGCACTTCAAAGTGCTATACACAACGCTCGCCCTGTACCGCTAGAAAACGTATCAACATTAAAAGATGTAGAAGATGAACTTAGAGACTTTGTTAAAAATGGTTTCAAGCCTGGCTTCCAAATTGGCCTCAATAATTTCGATAAAATATTTAGTACGTATACTGGGCAATTTATCACTGTCACTGGTGTGCCTAGTAGCGGTAAATCTGACTTTGTCGATCAAATGGTTGTTGGTTATAATAATAACTATGGTTGGAAAACTGCGTATGCTTCGCCTGAAAATCAGCCGGTATATCTTCATGCTCATAAGTTAATGCGTAAGCATTGGCAAGATATGCCTCGTGTAGATGATATTGGTAATGATAAATGGCAGCAAGTAACTGATCATGTTAATGATAACTATTTCTTTATTGATATGGATAAATATAGTCTTGAAGCTGTGTTACGTAAAGGTGCTGAGCTTGTAAAACGTAAGGGTATTAAATGTTTAGTCCTCGATCCGTTTAATAAGATCAGAGACACAAACGCAGTATCAGATGACGTAAACCGTTATACAATGGATTATTTAGCTAAGATCGAAGCTTTTTGTAAAAAGTATGATGTATTAACTTTTATAGTTGCTCACCCAACTAAAATGTATAAAGGTTCTGATGGTAAAATGGAAGAGCCTACTATGTATAATATTAAAGGTGGTGGTGAGTGGTATGATGCTAGTTATCACGGTTTGTTAGTACATAGAGACTATGAAGCTAAAACAACTAAAGTTAAAGTACTTAAAGTTAAGTTTCAAAACTTAGGTGAAAACGGTGCTGAAAGTCATTTTACTTGGGAGCCTAGATCTGGTAGCTTTGTACCGCATTTAATAGATGAAGTTGAAGCTGAAGCTATGCCCTGGGAATAATGGGTTTTTTTAAATGGCAAAAGATACCAAGTAAAAAAGCACCTAGAAGATCTTGGTCAGAAGAAGAGATGAAAATTATTTGCTGGTGTATGCATACAGGTATTAAAATAAGTATTACGCCTGATTGGAAGCATGAATTAAATCATTGGCAGATACATATAGAAATAAAAGATAAAACACATGTTGATCCTAAAAGGTACGACAGTAGAAGTGTATTAAATAAAAAATTAGAATATTATAAATACTATTATGATAAATACAATAAATAATAAAGTCTTTAGAAATGCAAACGAAGCATATGAATATATGCACGACCAAATAATACAAAACGGTGTAGACTTTGCAGATACTAAAGCATTGTTTAACGTAGGTTTTTATATAACAAACCCACTAGACAATAAAATAATAAATAGAGAACGTAATTGGAAACAAGAGTATGCTGAAGCTGAGTGGCAATGGTACTTGTCTGGTGATAATAATATTGAAAAGCTAGGTAAAATATACGGTAAAGTACCTGAGATATGGAAACGTATGGCTGACGACAAAGGTAATGTTAACTCTAATTATGGTTGGCAGTGGCAACGTAATGCTCAACTAGATATGGTAATAGAAACATTAAGGCAAAAGTCAGAAACTAGACAAGCAGCTATATCAATATACGATGGTAAAGAAATAACTAGCTATGCACACGATACGCCTTGCACTTATGCTGTACAATTTACAATTGTACACGATAGATTAGATATGTGTGTTACAATGCGTAGTAACGATCTTTGGTATGGCTTTTGTAATGACCAGTATTGTTTCTCTATGTTGCAAGGCTTAGTTGCACATGAGTTAAATGTTGAACCTGGTGTATATTATCATTTTGCACATAATATGCATTTATATAATGATAAAATATGACATATTGTATATACCATATACCGGGTGTAAAAATAGGTGTAACGAACAATATAAAACACCGTGTTGAGCAACAACAAGGATATACAGAAGATGAATACGAAATATTAGAAATGTCTGATGATATTAATTATATTTCAAAAAAAGAGTTATATTTGCAACAACTGCACGGCTACAAGTTAGATGAAAAACCTTATAATAAATTAAAATGTAATCAAATGAAAATTAATGTAACAGAAATGACTACGACTTTTCCTTGTCCAGTCAGAAAATTAAAAGGCAGGCTTATGGATAACATAGGTATGTCATGGGATACACCGTTTGGTGAGTGTACAATAACAAGAAAATCAATAGAGTGGATTATGAGTAATGTAGCAAAATCACAATACACAAATGAAAGATGTTATGTATATAATAGAGCTTTTGCTAGGTGGTTTGATAATCACGACAGTCATGATACTTTAGCTAATTTACATATGAACGACCATGTAACTAGAACTGGTGGTATTATGTCAGATCATAGAGTTAGTAGGTTTGATAAAATTAGATTATGGGCTAACGAAAGAGGTTTATATAGCGGTGGCGATACAAAAACACAAACATTAAAACTTATGGAAGAAGCTGGTGAAATATGTAGAGCTGTGCTTAAAGTTGATAAGCAAGCTACAATGGACGGTATTGGTGATTGTGTAGTTGTATTAACTAATTTAGCAGAACTTGCTGGTACTAGTATTGAAGACTGTATTGATCTTGCATATGAAGAGATTAAAAATAGAACAGGTAAAATGAGTAATGGAACATTTAAAAAAGATTAATATGAGTGAAAGAGAAATAATGGATGCAAAAAATGGTATTGCTATAAGAGAATCATATGGCTTTCGCGATCCAGTAGTTAAAAATATAGTTGATAAATTTGTTAGTAGATCTAACGTAGGTTTTGAAAAGTACGGTAGAACATTACACGAAGAGCGTAAAAATAAACATAAAGATTTATTAGGTTATTTAAACGACATACAAGAAGAGCTTATGGATGCTATATTGTATATACAAGCTGCTCGTGAAGAATTAATTGAGAACAGTGGTTCGTAAATATAAAAGAAAACGTGGTCCTGTTAGAGCTAAGAAAGTTAAGTTTGACGGGATTACGTTCGCTAGTGGTTTAGAGCGTTATATGTATCAAGCTTTAAAAAAAGCTAAGATTAAAGCTAAGTATGAAGGTGAAACATACACAGTACAAGAAGGCTTTATGTTTAATAACAAAAGTTATGAAAGACAAAGCAATGGCAAAGGTGATTTAGTTAATAGAGGTTGTAAAAAAATATTACCTATTAAATATACACCAGACTTTGTATCTAAAAAATTTATAATTGAGTGCAAGGGTAGAGCTAACGAAAGTTTTCCAATGCGATGGAAAATGTTTAAAAAGTATGTAAATATTAACTTACCACATGTAACCTTATATAAACCGCAAAATCAAAAAGAGTGTGATAAAGTAATAGAATTAATAAATGAAACAAATAAACAATAAAATATTATCAGATATAACAGTACATATGAAATATGCTAAATATGTACCTGAGTTAAAAAGGCGAGAAACTTGGCAAGAATTAGTTGATCGTAACAAGCAAATGCATATAAGAAAATACCCTAGTTTAAAAGAACAAATAGAAACAAATTATGATTTCGTATATAAAAAGAAAGTTTTACCATCTATGCGTAGTCTTCAGTTTGGTGGTAAGCCAATTGAGATTAGTCCGAATAGATTATACAACTGCGCTTACTTACCTATTGATCACATTGATAGCTTTAGCGAGTGTATGTTCCTTTTATTATCTGGTTGTGGCGTGGGTTACTCTGTTCAACTCCATAACATAAAGAAGCTACCAGAAATAATTAAACCTCATAGTGTTAGAAAACGTAGGTTTGTAATAGGTGACAGTATTGAAGGTTGGTCTGACGCAATAAAGGTTTTAATTAAGTCTTATTTAGGCTCTAAGAGATCATCTAAGATAAAATTTGATTATTCGGATATTAGGCCAAAGGGTGCAAGGCTCGTTACGTCTGGCGGTAAAGCTCCAGGGCCTCAACCACTAAAAGAGTGTTTATTAAAAATTAAAGGAATATTAGATGCTAAACAAGATGGTGATAAACTTAAGAGTATAGAAGTACATGATATTGTATGTCACATAGCTGACGCAGTACTTGCTGGTGGTATACGTAGAGCAGCTCTTATATCTTTGTTTTCAGCATATGATGAAGAAATGATAGCTTGTAAATCAGGTAACTGGTGGGAAATAAACCCACAACGTGGTAGAGCTAATAACTCTGCTGTATTAATGAGACATAAGATAACTAAAGAGTTTTTCTTAGATTTATGGAAGCGTATAGAGTTATCTGGTTCTGGTGAGCCTGGCATATATTTTAATAATGACAAAGACTGGGGTACTAACCCGTGTTGTGAAATAGCACTAAGACCTTTTCAGTTTTGTAACTTATGCGAAGTAAACGTATCAAATGTAGTTGATCAAGATGATTTTAATTTAAGAGTTAAAGCTGCTGCATTTATAGGCACATTACAAGCAGGTTATACAGAGTTTCATTATTTAAGAGAAATATGGCAAGAGACAACAGAACGCGACGCGCTTATAGGTGTGTCAATGACAGGAATAGGGAGTGCCGCTGTGCTCCAGCTGGATATGAAGGAAGCTGCAAATATAGTAAAAGCGGAAAACAGAAGAATAGCAAAAATAATAGGGATAAACCAAGCAGCACGCACGACATGCGTTAAACCTGCAGGAACAACATCTCTTGTACTTGGAACTTCATCTGGTATACATGCATGGCATAATAAATATTATATTCGTAGGATGCGTGTAGGCAAAAACGAACCTATATATAATTATTTATCTAAAAACCATCCAGAGCTTATACAAGATGAATATTTTAGGCCTCATGATACTGCTGTTATAGAAATACCACAAGCAGCGCCAAAAGGTTCTATAATTAGAACTGAGTCTGCTTTTGATTTATTAGAACGTGTTAAACGTGTAGCTACAGACTGGGTTGCTACTGGTCACAAAACAGGTAGCAATACACACAACGTGTCTGCTACAATAAGTTTGAAAGAAAAAGACTGGGAACCTGCTGGCGAGTGGATGTGGAAAAACAGAAATACTTACAATGGTTTATCTGTATTACCATATGATGGTGGTACTTATACTCAAGCACCGTTTGAAGATATTACAAAAGCTAAGTATGATGAAATGACTAAAACGTTACAAGATATTGATTTAACAAAAATTGTTGAAGATACAGACAACACAGATCTATCAGGTGAATTAGCTTGTGCTGGTGGTTCTTGTGAGATTACATAATTTATAAAACAAGTTAAAAAAATAAAGGGAGCTTAATTGCTCCCTTTTTTTATAAGTAATATTGTGGTCCTGCAGTCATAGACTCTTTAAATTTTTTTAAAATTTCTTTTTTATCTACACCAGCTTTTGCGTCTTTCATTACGTCTTTTATACTGTATGAATATGTTCTTTTACTTTTAGAATCTTGACTTGGTATAAATCTAGATGTATTAGCTCTTGGTGACATTATAACTCTTCCTAGTGCTAATAAACCACCTCTTAAAGGTGATTTAGCTAAAAATTTTTTACTAAATTCTGTCATATTTTTTAATTTATAATGTTAATATCCGCCGCTTGTACGAATAGTTGTATTAACGGGTGTTGTTACTTGTTGTTGAACAACTACTGGCTCAACAACTTCTTGAACTTCTATATCAACAGCTTCTTCTACTGTTTCAACAACTTCTTCTGCTGCTGCATCTATAGATTTAATTACTATTTCATCATTGTGATTACCATGAAACTGTGTAACATTCATTACTAAACCGTTAGGCATATAGTACTCTACATCTTCTATTACATGAACATGAAAGTCTAGTTCAGGACTAACATTTATAGCTTCTTGCTTTGTTTTATATAAAGGAAAATAACCATTTAAACTAATAGCATTAGGTTTTTTTAAATTAGTAAGTAATCTTTTACTATTTTTGTTTTTTAAAAATGTTCTTCTTGCACTCATTTATTTTATATTAATTATGAAGATACTTTTACAGTACCACTATCGTTCCATAGTTGACCAGCTACACCAGGATCTGATGTAGGTAAATCACTCATCATAATAGTATCTGTTTCAAAAAAAACAGTATTTCTAAATCTAGATATAAAACCTTGTATATATTGACCTATAAATTTCATAATTATTTTTTAATTAAAACGTTTATTAAATCTGAAGCACTACCTAATTTTAAGTTTAACGAAAAACCATTTGAAGTATTATTAAAAGATAACATACTGCTATTATCTAATAATAAAGAAGCGCCAACTGGTAAAGATACACCAAAAAGTAAATGGTATTTCGTACCAGTTGAAGCATCAAAAATATAAAGATCTACTGTTATAGCAGCACTATCTATATTAGTCAATAGTATAGATTTTAAATTACCAGCGTTTTCTCCTCTTGCTATTAATTCTACTTCTTGACCATCTACAGATGAGTCTATATTGTGTAAGGCTGTAAAAGCCATATTATCCTTCGTTTATAACCATAAATTCTAGTTCCATATTAGTTGCACTAGAAGATATATCTATGTCTTCTTCTCCTTCATAAGGAATGAACAAGAAGTCACCACCATATAATCTACCTATAACACTATTACCACTAGCAATAGTTACAGTAAAAAAATCAGTAGTAGAACTACCTGAGTTTCTTATATATATTCTAGAGTGAGTGTCATCAGCATAATCACCAGCACTAATAAGCGTAGTGTTACTCTGAGCAGCAGCGTATACTTTCTTAGCTAAACCTGTAGTTTGCTCTAAACCTATTGTAGTTCCAGCTTTATAAAGCGTAGAGCTAGTAGTTATAGATAAAGGATTACTAGTTAAATCTGCGCTACTAATTGTTAAAGTTGCAGTTGTTGTTGCCATGTTTTTTTATTTATTTATTTGTTTGTTATTTATTGATCTTTACCTATTACCATAAATTCTATAGAAGTAGGATTTGTTGTAGCGTATGCTTTATATGTTTTATCACCATGCATAGGTATAAAACCCCAGTCATTAGCATCTAATTGAAACTGTAGTGGATCACCAGTAGTAGTGTCGTCGTATATGAATATTTTATTACCAGCTGTAGTGTCTAAGTTTTTAATATACAAATATGGTATAGCTGCAAAATCATCTGCAGTATATAATGTTATTTGACCACTAGCAGTTCCTTTTGCTGTTGACGTTATCTTTTTTCTGTTTAAACCAGTTGTATCTTCTACACCTGTGTCTGAACCTGTTTGTGTTAGTGTACATGTAGTTGATAAAGATAATTCATCTGTTAACAAGTCTGTACTGTTTATTGTTATTGTTGCTGTAGTTGTTGCCATATTATTTTATTTATGTGCTTCGTGTTTATATTTAGTTCTACCGTTTTCTTTATAAGCAATAGTTAATTTTTTTCTATTAGGTCGATGTGATACGTAACTAATGTGTACCCAGTTAGGGTTATTGTCGTCACCAAACTCCCATATCATTTGATCAAACTCTAAATTATCTTTTATATAATGATACATTTCTGCGTTTGTTTTATATCCAAATGTGTCATCAATATCCATAGCTTGACCTTTGCAATGTTGTGATCTAGTACTACCACCTATTGCTTTATTTAAATCAGCACCTCTAAAAAAACTATTTATTTTTATTGGTCCACCAACCCAAGCTCTAAGTGGTTCAAATATTTTTTCAGCAATTAACTTCATATTATTTAATTGCTCTTCGTTAGGATTATTAGCTATATCCTTACGTAATGCTGTTGTGCTATACACACCTTCTTTATAGCTTATATGTTTACTTATTTTTTCCATTATTTTTCACCACATTTTTTACTTGGATTAGCTACTTGCCTCCAGTCTTGTTTTACCCAAGTTTTTAAACTACCACCACTACTAGTACCAGTAACAAAGCTTTTGCTAGAACGCCTATATTTACCTGCTTTACCAGCAGCACGTTTAGCTCGTATAACTTTTTGCCTTTCAGCTTGACTCATACTAGCAATTTTAGCTTTAGGCAGACACACTTTAGTAGTGCCTCCGCCTTTAGCTTTTGTTTTTTTTACTTTCTTGAAGGGGTTACCTTTTTGAACGTACATTACTTTTTCATTTTCATTTTCATTGCAGATGCTTTCTTCATCATCATAGCAGCTTTTTTCATCATCATACCTGATTTTTTAAGCTTCATAGCTGATTCTTTTTTAAGTTTCATAGCTGCTTTTTTCATAGTTGCAGCAGAAGCTTTCATTTTTTTCATTTTAACAGGTGCTGCGTCAACAGCTGCTTTAAACTTACCACTTAACTTACCAGCTTTACTAGCTGCTTTTAATTTTGCATTAAACTTAGTTGGTGCTTTTTTCATTTTCATAGCAGCCTTTTTCATTTTCATTGCAGGATCTTTTTTCATTTTAAATTTTGTTTTTTATATGTTTATACATTGAGTTACCTAGTTTTTCGCCCATTTTACTATCTGACTTATAGTGAGCGTGGGCAACCCTTCTACTATAAGATATATTTTCACCTGTTTTAACAAAAGCTGATTTAGCTTTAGGGTATTTATCACCTAAAACTTTAGCTATTAATATGCCTTGAACAGAGTGTCCTGAAGGATACGAAGGTGTTTTCATAGAAGACATTTCGTAATCATTCATTTTAATATTCATTTTTTTAGCTAACACTTTTGGTCTAGGCCTATTAAAATGTTTTTTTAACTCTAATATTATTGGTGCTGACTCTTTAATAAGTTTAGCTGGTATTTTTTTGTCGTAATTTTCTACGTTGTTTTCTTTAGCTGTTTTAGCAAAAGCAGCTTCTATATTATCAAACTTTTTTACAAAATCTTTTTTTAAAGGTATTTTATTTAAAGCTTTAACTTCTTGTGAAGTATCAAATGTATTATCACCTGGTGGCTTCATTTTTTTAAAACTTGATATGTCAAAATCTTTAAACATTTTTTCTTGCTTTTCTTATTGCTTCTTTACCTCTTTTAAATATTGCTGCAACTTGTGTTTTTTTCATTACTTTAGCTCTCTGTTCGCCTACAGTTAATATCTGTATTTTACGTGCATAAGGCTTTTTTATTCTTTTTACTTTAGCTACGGTCGCTCTAGCATCAGCTGGTGTAGCAAATTTAATACGTACAGTATCTTTAGGGTTTTCATCAGTGTATAAACGCCTTCCACTACCTTTTGGTTTTTTACCTGTACCAACTACAGGATCTTTACGTTTAACAGGTGAAGGTCTATTAGTTTGCATGTTTATAAACCAATTAGCTAGTTGTTTATCTCTAGCTGTAGCTCCTTTACGAGCTTTTAGTTTTCTAGCTTTTGTAACTGTAACATTACCACCATACAGTTTACTTATTCTAGCTTTTAAAACACCTCTATATGCTTTACTCATCTTTCTTTTTACCTATACGTTTTCTAACTATATTCATAGTAGTTTTCATTTTACGAGCATAACTAGGATTTTTACCTCTATTAAAAACAACTTGTTGGTTTAAACTACTAATAATTCTAGATAAGTTACCTTTACGAGATTTAATCATCCAACTAGCAAGAGCTGATGGTGATAAACTTTTAAACTTACCTTTAGCATCTGGCGCATCAGAGTGTTTAAAATCACCCATGCGCTTTTTAAACGGATTATTACTTTGAATATACATTTAGCACTTACCTTTTCTTTGTGTTCTTGCTGCCCACATATTAGCATAAGCACTAGGATAAACTTTAAATTTACGTTTAGCAGCAGCTTTACAACTAGCACTTAATTTTATTAAAGCAGGTGATTTTTTCTTTAACAAAGAATTTATTTTTTCAGCTTGATTAGCATGTGTGTTACTAGCTTTTTCTAACTCTTTAGCTATTTTTTTTAGTTTTTCTTTATTCATATTTTTTTTATTTTAACAACGCCATCTTCTTCTTGCAGCTAAACCTCTTTCACTTTTCCAGTTTCTTGATCTAGCGCAAAAAGACTTACGTCTAGCAGCGTCTTTTTTTGATGGATTTTTACTAGTTACTGCTGTTTTTAATTTACTACCAGGATTTTTACGCCTATATTCTCTTACGCCTTTTTCAGTCATACCACCACCTGCAGCTCCGCCTCTAGCACTTTTATCTTTAGCAACTTTATTAAAGTTTTTGCCACGACCAATAGTTCTTCGTGGCTCTGCTTTAAACAGTGGTGAACCTAAGTTTCTACGTCTACCGCAACTAGTAACAGGAAAAGGATTACCTTGTTGCTTAAAATCAAAAGGTGATGCTTCAAACATATTATTTTGTCTTACACTTCCTGGCATATTATCTTATTACGTAGTTTAAACCTATTTTAAAATCATACCACTCTCTGTTCCAGTATTTACTATATTTAGCTTCAGCAAAAATACCTAATTGTTTATCTAGTTTTTGACCAAATATAATACCACCAGAATAATCGTACCATTGACCATCTACATAATTATGATAACTAAACTCACTACCATCGTTATAGTGATAAGGTAATAAATTACCCCAAACGTGTAGCCATTTAGCTTTACTATATTTATAATAATCAAAACCTAATACTATAGAGTGCTGTATAACTATATTTAATTCGTTTCTTTTCTTTTCTGTATAATCAGCAAGTACTTGTGGTATAACAACTTCTTTCCAAACATCAGAACTATTAGCTACGGTTGTTCCGCTTGGATCTTTATACTCACTATTATATACATCTACAGTATATCCTTCTTGTATTGCTAAGTAAGTGTAATGCAAATTACCATTATCCAAGATCCAGTCTTTTAGCGGATCATAACCGTATGGTTCTGCTAGTCTATGCACGGCGCCTATACTAAATGCTAGATGTTTATCTTTTTTGAACCGGTACCTTTCTGATAATTCAAAATATTCAACGTCAGCAAAACCATCCTTTAAATATTCTACTTTAGCAGCAAAATGATCAACACAAAGTGGACCATCACAGTTGTCATCAGAACTATATCTAATGAAATGATGTTGATCTATATATTCAACACCTTGCTGCCTAGCATAATCTATTTCAAACAAATATTCAAAACCTTGAACTTTACCTACAGTAGCAGCATCTGTGTAATTAGATTCTGTACCATCATAAAATGTTTGAGCTTTATTTTCATAACCAAATCTAGCTATTTTTCTTATACCTATTGTAAGAGAATAATCAAAAGGAGTTTCTATTGTTGATGTTTGTAAACCATCTATCACAGAAAACGTTTTAACATCAGATATAGAGGTACCACCGTTAACAGCCGCGTATACTGTAGAAAACTTTAATTGATTAGTTAATATATTTTTAATATCATAGTCATAACCTTTATAACTAAATTGACCACAACAAGTTTTTGGCGTAGCACATGAAGTTAAAACTATTAAAATTAATATTAATATTTTTTTCATTTTACAAGTTTCTTTTCTGTTGTACCGTCATCGTATATAAAGATTAACAGTTTGTTTTTAGTTATTTTAGCTGGTCTACCTAGTAAATCTGTAACAGCTACTAAATTAGCAATACGTTTCGGTATTGGACCTATCCAAGTACCTTGACAATAATCATAAGTAGCTTGACATATGTTGTCCCACTCGTTTTCACAACAATAAGCATCTACATCTATAACCCAAGCATAACACTCGTCGTTAAGCCAATAAGGTATACCTGCACCAGTAATACAACCTGCGTCATATAAACAAGCGGTAGTATCATTAATATTAGCAGCTAAATCATAATTATAAGCGTTAACATCCATACAGCCATGTATTATTTCAATGCAAGAACCATTGTCAGCGTTTGCTTGTGGATCATAGTTAAAAGCCGTAGAGTCTGTACAACCGTAACTATAAGGTATACAACTACCATCATCAGTATTACAAGTTGGATCGTAGTTAAACATTGTAGGGTCTATACAGCCATATATATAAGGTACGCAGCTTCCGTCATCTGTATTAGCATTAGCATCGTAATTAAACGCTAAAGGCTGCATACAACCAAGTATTACAGGTGTACAACCGCCATTATCTAAATTAGCTAAGCTGTCATAATTAAATGCTGTACTATCAGTACAACCCCATATAGCTTCTGTTTTACAATCACCGTTATTATAATCAGCTACATAACCTTGAGTATAATACTCTAAATACTGCGGATCTGTACAGCCAGGCGCATAATAACAACTACCATCGCTAGTATTTGCTGTAATGTCATAGTTATAAGCTGTAACATCCATACAACCATAAACATAAGGCGTACATATAGTAGGACAGTTTGGTAAAGCTATATACTTATCTGGAAATAACATTATTCTGTCACTCCAAGGATTTGTACCACCTGAAGCTATAACAACACCTTCTGGATTTATTAATCTAAAACCTATTTGATCTATAGTAGCATCAGAACTTGTTTGTGAGTAAGCTCTAATTGTAACTGGGTGATTTGATTTTAATTCTAAGTTTATAGTTTCAATAAAAGAACTTATATTAGTGTAAGGTCCATACGAGTTACCTAATTGATTTACTACAACGTAAGCACCTAACCAACCATCACCACCACCATCTGTAAGCTCTAGTACATAACTACAAGTATCTTCCATAAGTGGTGTGTTAGCTGTAGGATTAAAATCAAACATAGTACTATCCATACAACCTACGACTCTAGGTGTTACACATAAAGCTGGGTTCATTATATCAGCAGACGGATTAAACTCTAAATAACCAGGATTTGGACAACCAACAACAGGTATCCAGCTGCAGTCTTTCATTACAAATACATCTGATGTATCGCCGTGACCAAAGTTTAAATTATCACCTGGCGTTAAGCTATATATAGTATCACCGCACTCGTCTGTAATTAAAGCATAACCATCAATACCACCAAAACAACTACCACATATACCATCGCCCCACGAATCATATATCATAAATTCAACTGTATCACCTATTGGCACACATATTGTTTCTGTGTACATATTACCAGTACCTATACTACCAAAAAACCCTTGTGGTATATCATATAAAACACTATCATCTTGATTTAATATACGCATAGATGTTTCACCGGCATATGTATCTGGTGTAAACTCAATAGTTATAGATGTTTTTGTAGTGTCTAAACAATCATCTTGCGGTGGTGGTATCGCTAAGCAAACATCAGGTATATTAGCTAATGGATTATAATTATCATATGACGGATCCATACAACCTTCAATACATGTAAATTCATTAGCATATACTGTATCAGTAAAAGTACCGTCAGCCATCTCTAAAACCATCCAAAAGCCTTCTGAACTAGCAAAAGGATCACCCGGGCTATAGTTATTATAAAAAGAAAAATTAGTTTGGCTTTGATTACCCCATGCCCAACTATAAGTATTATAAGGTGTACCTCTATGAACGTTAGCTATAACACAACCGCTGTCTAATGGCTGCCACTCAACCCATGTTCTAGCATAACCATACATACATGTATCTGTAGCTACTAACGTTGGCACACAGTTTTGTGTAAAACTAAATATAGGTAGCAGCAATAATATTAAAATCTTTTTCATTTAAAAATCACTCATTAATTGATTATCTATTTCTTCTTGTACTTCTTCTTTTGTAGCTACCATTGTAAAGCTAAGATCAGCTTGAAATCTTGCTACTTCTTCACCGTCTTTAAATATTATAATAGTAGGTACGGCTGCTATTTTATATTTTTTTTGTGCGTTAACATCTTTGGCAACATCTGTGTAACTTATTGTATTGCAGTCTTTTAAACTTTGCACCCAAGAAACGTCATTGGCTTTGTTCCAACTAGCGTTAAATTGTATTACTTTTATTTGACTAAAACTAAATACAGGCAACAGCAATAATAACAATACTTTTTTCATTTATCTATTATATAATTTATCTTCTATTTTTTCTAATGACTCTTTTATTTCTTTAACATCTTCTTGTGTAGTCATAATAGTATTACGTATCATTTGATCTTTCATATCAAACTCCATACGTGTTACCTCTGCATCAGGTAGTTTTTCTTCCCACTCAGGATTCCACTCATTAGCTGGTAGCTCTTTAGCTTCTGCTATATCAGCTTGTAATGTAAACCACATACCAGCTATTGTTGCTATTGCAAAACCAGCACCTATTATAGTTTTTATGCTTAATTTAAACGCTGTATCTTCATTTAATTCTTTTGCCATTTTGCTTTTTATATATATATATTATACAATCACTTGTTTTTAACGATTTTTACTTTTTATTTTATTTTCAAGATCTATAATTTTTTTAACTCTATCTTCTTCGTATTTGAGCTTTTTTATTTGTTTTGAAGATAAACCATAGTATATTAATAAATCAACTTGATCTTTTTTATTCATTTTAAACAAATCTAATTCTCTTTGTTCTGATTTGCTTGGTTTGTAATTTTTAATATTAGTTAGTTGTTTGTCTATTTTTTCCGCATCTTTATTACGTAATTTAATTATAATATCAACTCTATCTTTTTCTAGTTTATAATCTTTAGGATTTAAATTATTTTGTTTTATTATATTTTCTTGCTCTCTTTTACTTAAATCAAATATTTCTTTTTCTTTTATAATTATATCTATTTCTTCTTTAGTTTTACCTGGATACTTGTTTTTTATTTTCTCCATTTTTTTCTCTTGCTTCTTTCTTTCTTTTATGTTTTCACCTAAAGCTTCTATATCTTGATCTTTTATACCTAAATCCCAAGTATTCCAACCTAATGCTAAAGCAACTCTTTGCCAAGTTTCATTTCTACTATCTAAAGCGTTTTCTAAATTACGAAGCTTATTAGAAAGTCTAGCTAATGGTAAATTAGTAACAGCTTCTATAACATTACCTATAGCACTAAAAGCAGGGTTGTCAACTTTAAAACCTCTTTCTAGCATTATATCTCTATTAAATCTTTCAGTTTGTATAGATGAATATATTTTTCTAAGCTTAGAACCAATAGGTGGTGAAAAACTAAGTGCTGTTAATATAGTGTAAGTGTGATCAGGTCTAGTCATAAACTCTTCATCAAGATCTTTAGCTCTTTGTTTTTGATATTCTAACAACGTGTTTTTTAATGTAGCGACACCTTTACCACCATAACCAAAAGTTGATAACCAAGAGTCAACAATACCGTTTAACATCCTTTGTGTTTTTTTATCTCTTAATTCATCGTCTTCATCACCCCAAGAAGCAAATAAAGCAGACTGTAAAGCCGTAAACAATATACCTTGTGCTACGCCATAATAAGCTATTTTAGAAACATGTGTTTTAGTATCACCTCTACGGTTTATAATATCTCTAAATGCTTTATCCATAATACGACCGTATTGCATTGGTGTATTTTGAAAAGATAAAATTAATCTACCAAGAGCATCTGCTTGTTGTTGTGATATTAAATCAGGTCTTGCAGACTGCTGTGACACCTCTGTTATTTCTTGAAAATCTAAAAAAGCTTGTTTTTCTGCTTGCTCTTGAGCCACGCCATCTTTAACATATTTTTTAATTCTATTTCTATAAAACGTAGAACCACCAGAAGCAATAGCAAAACTATCAGCTATTTGTGTAGGTAAAAAACCTATTTTAAGTAAATATCTTATTGCAGCTTTAGCTTGTTCAAAAGCGCCTTTACCAGTAACAGCTTCACTTAACTCTTGCTCGTTAACACCTCTTTGGTTACCAGCACGTCTTTGTTTTAAAAAGTCAGAGTTAAATAAAAAGCTAAAGTCTTTCCAAAACTGCTTTTGGTTTGCAAACGCAGCCGCAGCGTTAAGTGGGTTGTTATCACTCCAGTTTATATAGTTTATAGAAGATATAGTTTGTAACACAGCAGAACGTATGTTAAAGAACATGATAGCACCTACAGAACCATTTACCCAGTTTAACCACTCATTAGTTAATCTGCTTTTGTTAGTAGGTCTGTTTCTACCAGTCTTCATACGGTATAATATATCTTGTAAAGCTTCTACAAATTTAGTACCGTATATAACTTTTATTTTGTTCATGTTTTCAGGACTGAACATTTGGTCTACGTTTTCTTGCCACTCTGCTAAATACTTAGATCTTGCATCACCTAAAGCACCATCACTAAACAAATCTGATTTTATATTTTCTGTTAACCAATATTCACCAGGTTCAGTAAAGCTTTGTTGCTCTTTTGATATTGTACCAACAGCATCAGCAAAAGACTGTATATCTGGATTATTTTTTACAAAATCAGTTAAAGCTTTAGTGTCTCTTTTTGTCATACCAGGCACTTCAATACCGTTTTTATTCCATAAATAAACTCTAACCGCTTGATCAACATTGTAGTTCTCTATATAACTAGGTATATCTTTAAACTTTTTTAACTCAGTAGTTAACTGCTTTTTTACTTTAGGCAAACCTTTTACTAGTTCCATGTACTTTTCCATTGTACGTTGTCTAGCCGTGTTAAGTTCGTTTATACCTTTGGCAAAAGGATCTATTAAAGTATTTTTAAAAAACTTAAACTGTTGTTCTCCTGTTCTACCTTTACCTAAAAAGTTATATAATAAACCAGCAAAATCTTGAGCGGATGGTGGTACTAAATTAAAATACCTACCTTTTCTACTCCTAAGATTAGCTTGTACATCTGAAAAACGTTTTTCTGTTTCAACACCAGTAGTTTGCTCTATTATATCATTAAACTGATCATTTACTGATTTACTAAACTTAATTTTAGCTTGTACAGATTTACCTTTAATATCTAACTGATCTATTACATCTGCTACAGCTTTTACGTTAGGCAAAGCATCATCAACAAAATATATATCGTTATAACCTTCTGCATATTTACCAGCTATCCAAAGTGCTTTTGCATCACCAGTACTATTACCTAAACCAGTAATGTTTTCTAACGGTATGTTTATACCTTTTGTTTTAAGCCAACCATGTATTGCGGTAGCACTTGCTGGTGGCCTAGCAGTTAGTATGTAGTTGTTTTTAGCACCGTATTTTTTTATTCTGTTTCTAAGCTTTTGTAATAAAGGTCCTTCAACGCCGCCTCTAACATTAACAAAATCAGTAAAATCAAACTTATACCCTTGCTCTGTTAGCTTAGGTCCTTTTATTGGCCATTGCCCGCTAGTTATTTTTATTTCTTTACCACTAGGACTAGTAGCTATGATAAAATTATCACCTTTGTCAATTAATGTTTCGTCAAAATCAAAAGCAGACATACCTCTAGATGTTTTGCTATATTTTTCAATACTTCTAATATTTGCAGCTGATTTACTTTGTTTTGTTAAAGCTATTTGTTCCGCAGCTTTATCTAAAGCTTGACCAAATTCTTTAGCCACTTTAGCGTCTTTAAATAAATTAACGTTAGATTTTATAAATTGATTATCGTCTAACTTAGGTCTAAACCTATGATTTATAAGACCAGCATCAGAAACTTGAAAACTAATATGTACAGTTATAGCATCTGTTTCTTTGTTAAGTTGCAAAGGTATTATTTGTTGCTCTACAGATTTACCTTCATTAAACATATCAACAGCAACTTTAGCGTTTCTATATGATTCACTATCAGTTTCCATTAAATAAGCGTTAAAATCTACTAGTAACAAACTTTGCGCGTTATTACCAGAATAATTGTTTAAAATATAATCTTGCATTACGTAATCTAAACTAACAGTAGTATCTACCTGAAAACTATTTTTAAACGCTTTTAACGCCTCAAACTGCTGTGATCCAACCTGTAAAGGTTTATTAAAGTCTTTAATAGTTTCAATATTATTTTCAGCTAAAAAATTATTAATTTCTTTTCTAATTTCTAAAACTTTTTTAATAATAGCTTCTTCAAATGGTTTTCCAGTAGTTTCATCTATAGTGTTATTTTTAGTTGTAAAACTAAGCGTATCTCCTACAGAGTTTAAAGTTCTACTAACCCATTGAGCAAAACCTCCTTTTACCTCTAAATTAAATGTAACGCCAGGATAACTTATAGAAATATCTCCATATCCATCTGTTAGCTCGCCTTTAGTATTTTTATTTACAATATCTTTACTAGCGTCTTCTAAAATCTTACCTCTAGTTTTAACTTTACCGTCTTTTCTAGCTTTTTCAATACCATTTATAAGAAAATTATCAAGGTCTCTATCATTATTTCTTTCATATTCACCCTCGTTTCTAATTCTAAAAGCTTCTCTAGCAAATAAAGCTTTATCTTTATCAGACATAGGTGAATTTATAGTAACTCCTTGACCAGGTACTTTAAAAACTAAATCTTTAGAATAATCTTCAAAATCATCTTTTGTTATTATATTATCTAAACCTAAAACTTCTTTTATATGATATGCTAAGTTTTTATCTACAACAGGCTTTTTACTTGACTTATGAAACTTAATATTAGGATCTCTATTTATAGTAGCAGATAAAACTTGTATATCAGTATCATCCATAGTTTCACCTCTTAACTCAGCCATTTGTTGTCTTTTTTCAGCAACTTCAGGTTCTTGAGCTACTTGCATTGTAGCATCATAGTTTAATGATGCTGCTACGTACTTAGCTAATTGATCTTTTCTAGTACCTCTAAGACCTGATCTAGCACCTGTTTTAGGATTTATAAGTGGTTGATCAAAAAACGCTATAAAATCATCTTCTTGTTTTTGAGCTGTTTTATTTTCTTTTATTGACTCATCAATATTACCTTTTTTGTCTTTAATAAAATCAACTTGATTTATTTTTTGATATAAATTTACAGATTGTCCTTTGTCTATAGTATTTAAAGCAGATGGTGGTAGTTGATTGTTATCAACAGCTTCTTGCACTTCTTTTTTACTAGTCAGTTTACCTACAAATTTAGTAAAAACTCTTTCGTTATCCGGTACATTTCTTTCTAGCTGTACTAAATCAGCGGTAAACATAGAGTTAATAAGCGGTACTCTAAACTTAGTTATATTACCAATATAATTTCTTTTAGTACCAAGCATGTTTTTAACCTGTTTAAACAAATAAGCAGAAGCTTCACTGGTTAAATCTCTTTGTATTTGCCTAGCTGTTTTACCAGCATCATAAGCCCTAATTAATACTTTACGAGCTGTTTCTAATACAGCATTGTAAGCATCGCTACCGTCTTTAATACCTATTGCTTGTCGAAGCTCTGATTTTTTATCTTCTTTCTTTTTTGCTGCTTGAGCTTTTCTTCTAGCTTCTGCTTGAGGTGATATATCTTCTGTTTCAAAAGCTTTAGTTCTAACATCTTCTTCTGCCGCAACTTGTACTTTTACTTCGCCTTCTTTTGTTGTTTTACCAATATCAACTGTTGTTTTTGGACCTTTTTTCTCGTATATTTTTTTATAAACATCATCAGCTCTAAAACGAATTCTACCTTGTAAATAACCAAGTAAGCTATCGTTTTCTTCTGGTTTAAAACCTCTTATATCTGGTATTAATTGGCTAAATACATCATCAACAAATGCTTCTGGAACTGGTCTAACTTTATATTTAGAAGCTATTAAATTGTCTAAATAAGCTTCGTTTTCTAAACCAAGATCTTTATCTGTACGTTTTTTTCTCAGCTCTTTGATAATATCGTCAGCCTCTGCTTGATAATAGAAGTTACCTTTACCTTTCTCTCTAAGATTATTACCATCTTTATCTACTTGACCAAGTTTGTCAACTTCTTTTTTAATATTAGCTTTTTGATTAGCAGTTAAAGACTTTTTTTCTATAGTAGGTCCTTGTTTAACACCTTCTTGTGCCATTTCAACAAACTGCTGTCTAAACTTACCTTTTTTTCTGTCTGACACGTATGCTTTTAAAAATGCTTTTACATCTTCTCCAGTTTTAAACTCTAAATTTTTATAACCTCTATTGCCCCTGTTAAATATTTTAGATAAAAACTTACCTATTTTAACTAAAATACTATCAGTAAGTTCGTTTTTTATAGCAGCATCAGCATAAGCGTTTAAATATTCTTCAGCATATTGCTCAAAAGCTTTTTCAGATATTATTTTACCATCTTTATCTCTATTATATCTGTAGTTATCATCTATTCTTTTTTGTACAACTGCTTTTTCTTTTGCGTTTAAAGTACCTAAAAAATCTTTTATTAATACAGCGCCTTCTTCAGTTAAATCTGTTTCAACAGTGTTACCATTAACATCTTTTACGTTTCTAACCTCACCAGTTATTGATGACTTAACTATAGCGTGCAATAATTCGTGTGATCCTACTGTAACAGCATTGTTTTCTGCAGCTGTTTCAACATTAATCATTATTTCGTTATCTACAATTAAACCATCTACACCTTTCATGTCTTCTAGCGTGAGATTTTTACCTGTTTTAGCATTATATGCGTCTAAAAACTCTTGTTTTGTTTTATATGCTTTTTGTTCTAAACCTAATATTTTATTTATAGCTTTTTCACTAGTTCTAAGATCATCCATTAAGAACTTTTTGTTAGCATCTATTTT